CCAAAACAGTGGTCTTCGGGGTGCATAACGTGCATTAACGGAATTTCTTCTGATAAATCTAAAACCGCCTTTGAATATTTCGCAATATTCATCATACTGCTGTCATCGTTTTCTGAAAGTCTACAAATCCAATTGTCGTTCAATTGAATTAAAAATACATTATCCTCCATGTATTCCAATGCGGTATCTTTATGTTCTGCTCTAAGCATAACAGCCCCTGAAAAATCACTCATTTTGATGTCCTCTTTTAATATAAAATCCACGCAGTAATCATACCGCAAAACTTCGACATAATAATTATAACATACTTTTTTGAGAATTACAACATTTTTCTCAAATATTCATCATATAAATTATTGAGGACAACTATGCAAGATTTTCGCAGACTAAAAAACTACAAGCCGAGTGAATACAAAGCTCCCATGAGTATTTACCGTGAAAAATACGCTGATGCGGCGGTGCTATTTTGTCAGCATTTGCGGCATACAACAGGCAAATGGCACGGTCAGCCGTTTCAACTCATTGACTGGCAAGAGCGGCTCTTGCGGGACTTATTCGGAATCGTCAAACAACACAATCGGTGTCGGCAATTCCGAACTGCATATGTGGAAATACCCAAGAAAAACGGCAAGTCTGAATTGGCGGCGGCGGTCGCACTTCTGCTCACTTGTTGCGATATGGAAAAACGTGCGGAAGTCTACGGCTGTGCCACCGACCGCTCACAGGCGAGTATTGTGTTCGATGTTGCGGTGCATATGGTGGAGCAGTTTCCGTATTTGAAACAAATGATGAAACTGCATTTGTCGCAGAAACGCATGACTTTCAAACCCTTAGACAGCTTTTACCAAGTCTGCTCGGCAGAGGCATATACCAAAGACGGAATCAACGTCCACGGACTTATTTTTGACGAACTTCACGCACAAAAAGACCGCCGACTTTTCGATGTTATGACATCAGGCTCGGGAATGTCACGAGAGCAACCCATGACTTTTATTATAACCACGGCGGGGTTTGACCGCAATTCCATTTGTTACGAACAGCACCAAAAAGCAGTCGAAATTATTCGTGGGAAAATATATGACCCCACGTTCTACCCCGTTGTATTCGGTGCGGAGGACGATGCAGACTGGACTTCTCCCGAAGTGTGGAAGGCGGTTAATCCGTCTTACGGCATAACAATCAGTGAGGATAATTTCTTGTTGGAATACGAAAAAGCCCTGTTAAATCCCGCCACCGAGAATAATTTTCGCCGACTCAACCTTAATCAATGGGTGAAACAATCGACACGTTGGATGCCTATGTCGCTGTGGGATAAATGTGATTTTCCAGTGGACAGAGAGTCACTCAAGGGCAAGAAATGTTGGTGCGGTTTGGACTTGAGCAAGTCGCAAGATATGACGGCATTTGTGATGATTTTCCCGCCCGATGATGTCAATGATGAAGACGAGAAATATCGCATCATCGGGCATTATTGGATTCCCGAAAAATCGCTTGAAAAGCGAGTCACAACCGACAAAGTACCCTACGACCAGTGGCTTGCACAGGGGTTAATCGAAACTACCGACAGCGAGATTATCAACTACAATTATGTGCAGAAAAAAATAATTGAATTAGGTCAAATATATGACATTCAAGAAATCGCTTTCGACCGTTGGGGTTCGACAATGCTGATGCAAAATCTCCGTGATGCGGGATTTACCGTTGTCGATTTTGGGCAGGGGTTCGCCTCAATGAGTCAGCCGATGGAAGAGTTAATGCGGCACGTTATTACTGGCAGAATCGCACATAATGGATGCAAGGTTCTGCGTTGGAATTTCGATAATATTATGGTTCATCACGATGAGTCGGGGAATATTCGTCCCGATAAAAAGCGTTCAACCGAGAAGATAGATGCGGCGGTTGCGACTTTCATGGCATTCGGAAGGGCGGTCTGTCACGAGAGTGACGATAATCCGTATGCGGACGGCGGCGGTCTCGCTTATTACGACCCTGCAGTTGGTGGAATTGTTAAGCCGAGAAATTGAGGATAATTTGCAATGGGATTATTTTCACGAAAAACGAAACCAAAGCCACAAGTCAAAAATGCGATTTCTGCAAGCGGGGACAGCATATTTGGAAGTAGCATTTCCGAGGCGGGAACGGTTGTAAATGAACGCACTTTTATGCAGACTGCGACTGTATTTGCCTGTATTCGTGTAATTTCAGAGCATATCGCCTCGCTCCCGATTCATATTTTCGAGCAAGAAGAAAGCGGTGTAAAATTACGACCACAACATCATCTGCACGAGTTGTTGCAATATGAGCCGAATCCCGAAATGACGAGCAATACTTTTCGTCAAACGCTGATGTCTCACTTGCTAATTCACGGAAATGCCTATGCACAAATTCTGCGTAACGGTGCGGGAAAACCGACTGCTTTGTATCCGTTAATGCCGCAGAAAATACGAGTGTGGCGAGGTGATGACGGCGAGATTTATTATACTTATTTTCCCGATTATGATGACAGAAAAATCAACATAAATTCATCAAGCGGGATTACTTTACATCGAAATAATGTGTTGCATTTTTTAGGGCTCAGCCCCGATGCATTAGTCGGATATTCACCGTTGACAATGGCACGGCAGATGGTTGGTTCAATGATAGCAACCGAGGAATTCTCTGCAAGTCATTTCAAAAATTCCGCCTGCCCGAGTGGTGTGTTGGAGCATACACAAACCATCAGCGACCACGATAATTTCCGATTGGATTGGGATAAACTTCATAAAGGCACAAAAAACACAGGTAAAATTGCAATACTCGAAAAAGGGTTGACTTTCAAGAAAATGTCGCTCACTCCAGAAGAGTCACAGTTTCTCGGAACACGGAAATTTCTGCGTGACGAGATTGCAGGGTGGTTCAATGTCCCGCCGCACATGATTGGCGATTTGGAACACGCAACATTCAGCAATATCGAGCATCAGAGCCTTGCTTTTGTGAAAAACTGCCTCACTCCGTGGATTGTGAAATTAGAGCAGACCATGCGGCAGAAACTGCTCATGCCTTCGGAAAAGGGGAAGTATTTTATAAAATTCAATTTAGACGGATTGCTCCGTGGAGATTATGAAACCCGCATGAAGGGTTATACTTTGGGAATTCAGAACGGATTTATGTGTCCGAATGACATTCGCCGACTTGAAAATATGAACGAAATCCCCGATGAACTCGGCGGTAACAAATTTCTTGTGAACGGAAATGTTACGGAATTAAAGAATGCGGGAATTGCCTACAAAAATAATGAGGAGGCTGACACTCAAAATGAATAAATTTTGGAATTTCACTGATAAAAATAGTGAACGTGAATTGCACTTAAATGGTGCTATTTCCGAAGAAACTTGGTGGGGCGATGAAGTTACTCCCGCCGCATTCAAAGCCGATTTGCAATCGGGAACTGGCGATATAACTGTGTGGATTAACTCCCACGGTGGTGATGTTTTTGCGGCTACGCAAATTTACAATATGCTCAAGGAGTATTCGCAGAATTCGGGAAAAGTCACTGTGAAAATAGATGCGATTGCGGCATCGTCTGCGAGTATAATTGCGATGGCGGGTGACACGATTTTAATGTCGCCACTTGCACATATGTTCGTGCATAATCCGTCGACAATTGCCATCGGTGATTCTGCAGAAATGCTCAAGGTGAAAGCGTTATTAGACAGCGTGAAAGAGTCAATTATAAACGCTTACGAAATGCAGACGGGGTTGCCTCGGGATAAGTTGTCAATGCTCATGGATGCCGANACCGANATGACCGCCCAAGTCGCTGTTTCAATGGGTTTTGCGGACGGNATTNTGTACCAAGACGGCGAAAATCATGCCATAAAAATCCCATCTTCTGTTCTAAATAATACACGAATTTGTCAACAGAAAGTGTTCAATTCATTGCTAAATAAAATTAATAAAACAGGGGGATTTCAACCGATGGAAGATAAAATTTTGAAACTGCGTGACGATTGCTCACGGGTAACTGAGGAGGCTCTCGCCTTTATCGAAAACAATAACGGCGGCGAAAATTGGACTGATTCCGACAACGAAACTTATGCGAAAATGGAAAAGCAAATCACCACGCTCAACAACGAAATCGGCAGATTAGAACGGGCAACAAAACTCAAGGAAAGCTTGACTGCTCCCGCTAATCCCACAGTCAAAGCGATTTTGAATAATCCTCAAACTCCTGTAAAATCAACCGAGCGTGAGTCGGGTTTTTGGAATTACGTCCGTGGAATTTCTCCAATATCTAACGATTTGGCACTCGCTCCCGATTCCAAAGGCGGCTACCTTGCCCCCGATGAATTCCATCGTCAGCTTGTTCAAGCGTTGGAAGAGCATAATGTTATGCGGCGGATTTGCCGCATTATCAGCACTTCGAGCGGTGAACTGCAAATTCCTGTTGTGGCATCACGGGGGACTGCGGCATGGCTCGGCGAGGCAGAGGAAATCTCCACGAGCGACACCGAATTCGGTCAGGTCACGCTGAACGCACACAAACTCGGCACGATGATAAAAGTGTCTCAAGAATTGCTTGATGACAGTGAGTTTCCGCTTGATTCCTTTATGGCTGATGACTTCGGTCGCAGACTCGGCGTTCTTGAGGAAGAGGCATTTATTGTCGGTGACGGCACGAATAAACCGACTGGATTTCTTACGACCGCTCCGAGCATTGATGCGGCGGGGGCAACAATAACATTCGATGATGTTATGTCTTTATTCCATGAATTAAAACCGCCATATCGCAACAAAGCAATTTTCTTGTGCAATGACACGACTGTGAAATCGCTCCGTCAATTGAAAGACAACTCGGGTCAGTATTTATGGCAAGCCTCGCTGATGGCGGGAACTCCGAGTACGCTTTTAGGGCATCCCGTTCATGTTTCGAGGTTTATGCCCGATATTGCGGCGGGGGCGAGTGTGCTTGCTTTCGGTGATTTCTCTTATTATTGGATTGCAGACCGCAAAGGTCGCACGTTCAAGCGGTTAGATGAACTGTTCCAAACGACAGACCAAATCGGGTTCAAAGCAACTCAGCGTGTTGACGGAAAGTTGATTCTGCCCGAGGCTGTCAAAGTTTTAGCAATCGCAGATGAGTGAGTTATTACGAAAAGTCAAGTTGAATCTCATTCTTGAACATGACCGAGATGATGAGTTATTAAGGCATTATATTTCTGCGGCTGTCGCTTATACGGAGCGTTATCAGCACAAGAAAAGCGGGAGTTTATTGAAATCGAAAGGCAGGATTCCCGCAACGACCGAGCAAGCGATAATTATGATGGCGAGTCATTTTTATGAAAGTCGGGACGGCGGCACTGGCGGTTTTTTCGCCGACAGTGTTGGTGCGGCACAACAAGTGCGAAGTGTGGTTGATTCGCTTTTGATGCTTGATGTGACGTGGAGGTTTTGATTTCTAAAATAGAGTATAACATATAATTTCAAACATTACAATAGCCTTAAGAATATTATTTTCTGAGGCTATTTTTGCGATTGGATTTACCTCCAATTAATCCATTAGTTTCAATCCGCCAAAACCGCTTGTTTGCTTGACTTTTCGGGAATTTTGAGGTATAATGAAAGGGCGATTATAAGCGGTCTTTAGCGGATTTTCG